TCATAACGTCACCACATGGGAGGCAAACGGCCCCGGACCATAATGGGCAGAGACCTGCGCCACCGCCAGCGTCGTCACCCCACTCACCCCATCGGTGGCCTGCGCCTCACCCGAATAGACCCACTCCGGCGTCCCGACCTGATCCTCACGCAGAACCGTCCCGCCCTGCATCACACGCACAAGATAGCTCTCGCTTTCTTCGCCCAGCGGCACCTCCGGAACCTCCCAGACATCACCGTCCACGCGCGTCCGCCGAATCCAGCGCAGCGTCAGGCCAGCCGCCCCGGACGAGGTCGACAGATGCACCGGGCTGTAGGGCCGCAACCCGTTGCCATCGAAGGCGTGCACCGCGTGCACATAAGTCGGATCGTCGTAGGGCCGCCGTGCCGGACCGATGCGGAAATGCCGATCCAGCCGCCTCTGAGCCGCCGCCAGCGCGATCTGTGACGGCGTTCCGTCCATCATCACCACCAGCGATCCGGTCGGCCAGGTATCCGGCATCAGACCATCGCTGCCCGCCTGCCCCCGCAGACGGTTGCGCAGCTCCCAGACATCTTCTTCCACAAGATCCGCCTCGCGGAACTGCAGCAACTCCCAATTGCCCGGCGTGCCATCACCAATGGCCATGAGGTTGCCTCCCGCGAGCAAGGCTTCATCAGAAATCGACTGCAGTGATCCCGACTGCAGGCGCACCCGAAGCGCATCGCCCCGATCAAGCCGCCCCATGGGCGCGGCATGCAGCGGTGTTTCGGTCACCCCCACGGCCGAGCGCGTGGCGATGATGTCGTTCAGCACATAGTCCGCATCAAACGGCGAATCGTAGACCGCAACGCTGCCCGGCCATGGCTCGGCCGCGATGGCCAGATGCGGCGCGTGGGGCACCTCCTCGCCGCTCATCAGCGGCAGGTCCATGAAGATCGGCGTGACCGGGGCCGCAGCGGTGAACCCGCGCATCTGCGCGCCTTCATCGATGTACTCGGACGGCGTGAACACGTCCGGCTCGATGCGCACCGCATCGACCACCTGCCGGTCCGTGACCTCAACCCGGTCAATCCGAGCCAGCACCGGCCCCGATTTCGACGGCAGGCGCACGATGTCGCCTGCGCCCAACGCCAGTTTCGACGGCGGCAAGGCAAAGCGCATGCTGTCCCGCGCCACCCGCGATTCCGCCAGCCAGCGTTCAACCGTCTGCCGGCCTTCCGCGCGGGTCATGGCCATGTTGAGATCCGTCTCCGCAACCGCATGGGTGCGCTCGTCGGGCAGCACGGTCTCTTCCGAGGACACCACGTGATCGCCGTCGGCCTCGATGAAGCTGACGCGCACGCGGCCCGCCATTTCCACTTCACCCGCCCGCGTTTCGGCCAAATCGCCCTCGACCTCTTCGCTCAACGCAAGATCTTCATGACCCAGTTCAACCGCATTCTCCCCGGTTCGCATCCGGAACACCAACAGCCCATCCCGCTCGATCGCGTCAAAGCCATAGGCAATCATCAGCGGCTGCAACGCGTGGCGCGCATCCGAGACCCGCGGGACCACATAGCCGCGCACATAGCCGTGCAACTGACTGGTGTCGATTTCGGTCACACCTGACCGCGCGCAGATCTCGCGCACAATCGACGCCAGCGTCTGCCCCGAGGCGCGCCCGTTGAGCCAATGCCCCCGGCGATAGTTCGGCCCATCGGACCACAGGTCTTCATTGCCGGGGAACCACGGATAAGGCCGCGCATCCCAGGCCCAGACAAAGGTCCGGTCCATGTCGATCATCGGCTCGCCATACACTTCGGAGACCGGATTGTTCGCGGCATCGCCCCAGAACTCGTACATGGCCCGCAGGTACATCCTCTGGATCAGCTCATCGCGCATCCCGTTGGAATAATACGGCAAAGAGGATTCCGAGCTTTTCGGATCCACGAACTTGTTGGGCTGGTTCGTGCCTTTGTCCACGGCCGCGCAGCCGATCTCGGTGAACCAGACCGGCTTGCTGCCGGGCTCCCAGTCCGTCGGGTCGAGCGCCCGTACACCGCCCTGCCGCTCGTAGTGGTCGTTCTCCCACCAGTTGCGAATGTCCTTGTACCGCCAAACCCACGGCTCGCCGTAAGCCCCATCTTCAATTGGCTCACGGCGCTGCATGGCGCGGCCTTCGGCGCTGTCGTAATACCAATCATAACCCTCACCCCCGGCGATATTCGCCTTCAGGTAATCGACGTTGTAGATCGACTGCCACGCCTCATCCGCATGGCCCTCTTCGTCGCGCCAATCGGAGAGCGGCATGTAGTTGTCGATGCCAATGAAATCGATCTGGTCGTCGGCCCAAAGCGGATCGAGATGGAAATACAGATCCCCCGATCCGTCCTGCGGGTGGTAGCCAAAATACTCGGTCCAGTCCGCCGCATAACCGATCTTCACATCCGGACCGAGCAAGGCCCGGCATTCACCGGCCAGGGCAACGAGGGCCTGCACCGCCGGGAAGCCGCCCGCGCCCCGAATCTGTGTCAGCGCGCGCATTTCGGAGCCGATGCAGAAGGCTGTCACATCTCCTGCTGCCGCGCAAAGCGCCGCCTGATGGAGGATAAAGCGCGAATAGCTCCACTCCTCCGGCCCGTTGTAGGTCACGGAGTCGTTGCCGACAGAGAAATCCGCCGCCGTGACCGTGCCGATAAAGCTCGCCACTTCCGCATCCGCCGCCGCCGTGCCATCGGGCGAGCCATCCCGCCCCGGAGCCACGCTCAGCGTGATCCGCCCGCGCCAGGGCAGACGCGGCTGGCCGTCCTCGCCGGTCCAGGGATCGGGCAAGGCATTGTCCAGCTGATCCATCAGGATGAAGGGATAATACATCACCTCCAGCCCCTCGTCCGTCATCTTGCGGATCGCCTGCACCACGGAGGCGTCCGTCGGCGTTCCACCATAAACCGGACGTTCCAGCGAGAGCGGCACGCGCTCCGCCCCGTCACGGCTCAATCCGCTGACAGACCACGGCATTTTCGATGCCTCGAATTCCTTTTCCTCAACCTTCGGCTTGATCTCACAGCTTCCGCAGCGCAGGTCATTGCCGAACCAGCTGACAACCAGAGAGGTCGCCTTGCAGGCTGGCAACTCGTCGGTGAGTTGCTTCAGCGAGGTGTTGAAATCCGGCTCCTCGGAGGGCGAGTTCACATTCACCACCCGCTTGCCTTTCTTGGTCACGCCAAAGGGATTGGCCGTGCCCGCCGCGTAGTTCATATAGACCGGCTCCGTCGCCAGCGCGTATTCCCCGGTGCCAGGGATCATCGCCACGCCGGTCACGGCCTGCGCCACTTCCGCCTCGTCTTCGAGGTCAGGGCGGGTGACTTCAAAACTGAACTGCGGAATGCGGTTGCCGAAGTTCGACAGCTCCAGGTCTTCCATCACCACATAAGCCGTGCCGCGATAGGCTGGCACAAGACCCACCCCTTCCACCGCTTCCATTTTCGGATCGGGCAACTGGTCCTTGGTGCCGCGATAGACCCGCATGTTGAGGTCCTTGATCGCAACCTCAGCCCCATCAGCCCAGACCCGCTGCACCGAGGTGATTTCCCCTTCGCAAAGCGCAAGCGCGAGGCTCAACGAATAGCTGTATTCCTTGACCGTCGGCTGGGAGGGCGCGCCCTTGCCGCCACCGCCCTTCTTCTTGACCTTTTCCTTGAACTCGGTAGCCCAGATCACGTGCCCGCCAATGCGCATCCGACCATAGGTCTGCGCAATCGCCGCGCCTTCCCCGGCCCCGGTCACGCGGAAACGGTCGATCTTGCCGACCTCAACCGCCTCGGAGCCCTGCCCCATGATCCGCTGATCAATGGCCCGGCCAAGCGATGCGCCGATAAAGCGGCCGACGGCCGTCATGCTCAGCCCGAGAACCGAGCCGCCAATGGAACTGCCAATAGCCGCACCCGCGACCGAGAAAAGGATGGTAGCCATGCCTTATGCCTCCAATGGAAGGGCAAACCGCGCGACAATGCGCCGGGCCCATGGTGCGCTCAGCGCACTCTCGACAACGCCATGCCCGCTATAGGCATGAATGAATGCGGCATCCGCCCCGACGCGCGATTGCAGCCCGACGTGTTTCGCAACCGAGCCATCGCGCATGCGAAACAGCAGCACATCACCCGGTTCCGCCTGATCGAGCGGCTTGCGCTCCAGATGCGCCAGCGCCGCGCGCCACAGCCGCTCGTCACCCTGCGGCTCGGACCAGTCTTCGGTATAGGCCGGGACCACCTCTGGCTCCGGCCCGATCACCTCGCGCCAGACCCCGCGCAAGAGGCCAAGGCAGTCACAGCCTGCCCCCTTGGTCGAGGCCTGATGAACATAGGGCGTGCCGATCCAGGCGCGCGCGGCTTCAACAACAACGCTCATCTCCGGCTCCCCCCTCCGGTCTTCTTCGCCTGCGAAGCATGAACGAAGATCCAGTCTTCTTCCGGGATGTCCGGGAATCCCTGGAAATTCAACGCGTTGTTGAACTTCAGACGGCAGGTCTCAAACCGCTTGTCGCAGCCCGCAAAGATCTTCACCGTGTCCCCCGCCGCGAGGTTCGCGCGCAAAGGCTCCCACAGGTCAATCCGGCGCGTGCCATCCGCCAGCGTCTCGTCGCGTTTGATCACCCCGGACAGCCCCGCAGCCTCGCCGCTCAGAACATCAAGCCGCCCGCGCTGGAACCAGCCCTCTTCAAAGCCGCTGAGATCGGCAAAGACCACCTCGCGCATGTCCTCGACCGCCAGCACCGCACCTTCGTGAAAATACCCGGCTGTATCGAGATCGAAGCCGCAGCAGCCTTCGCCCACAACCGCCGAACAGGTCTTTTGATAAACACGGCCAATCGGCCGGTTCAGCTTGTCCGTCAGACCGCGCAACTCGGCATGAAACGCGCCATTGCTCCGGCGGAGTTCTCCAATGAAACCGCGAAACAGGATGCGGCGGGCGGAAACGTCCTGCCAGTTCACCAGCCAGGACACCACCTCCGCCTCGTCGTAACGCCCGGCGGCAATGTCTTCTTCCCGGATCGCCGCATCGCTCAACGCGCCCATGGCCTCGGTATTGTCCACCGACAAACCCGTCGCCTGCTGGAGCGCCCGCGCCGACAGCCCGGTGTCTGCCTTGAAGGTGATCCCCTCAAACGTCAGATCCCGGTCATGATCCGTGAAACCGTGCACGACCCCGTCCCGGCGTGTCACCGCCCAGGCCCGTGCGACGCTGCCGATCCCGTCCTGCAACGCCGCGTGAAATGCCTCCGCGCCCGGCATCAGACCCGCACCTCGACAACCGGCACATCCGGCACCTGACCGGCCCGGAAGCTGGCGACGCTGACGTTGATGCGATCCGTGTCAAACCGCACCGGCACGTCAAACTCGAAGCCCGCACTCACCTCGACACCCGCCAGCGGCGGCTCTTCGAAGGTGATCACACCCGTGTCCACATCCAGTTCGAAATGCACACCTTCGCGTGCCTCGACGTCCTGAACCGCTGCCAGAACCGTCCCGGCGACCGGCTTGGTCACGGGCCGCGCGTAATACCCTTCGCCCGAGCGATAGCTCTTGATCAGCTGGAAACTGCGCGTCACACCATCCCCGGTGGCAATCACCTGATCGCCCATCGCAGGTTGCCGTGATGGTTTGCAGGATTTGTAATCGGCCCAGTCTTTCCACCGAAAGCCGAACAGCTGACCCTGACGCGCCTCGAAAAACGCGATCAAGGCTTCTACATCGTCCAGGGACCGCAAACCCAGTCCCGCATCATACCGCCGCCGCGAATGCGCCCAGGGCGTGTTGCGCTCTTCGTATCCGCTGGTCAGCTGCACGATGTCCGTGCGCCGCTCCGGCCCGCCCACCGAGCCAAAGCTCAGGTCCGCCGGGAATCTCACTTCATGAAACGCCATTTTTCCCTCCGATTACCTGTTCCGCGCGCCTTTGCTCAGCGCCCGGCTCATCTGTGCCGCGATCTGGCTCTGGCTGCGTTGGAAGCCCTGTACGTCGGGCGTGTTGATGTTCATCACCACCGTCACCGGCTGACCTCCGCCCTGCGCCCGCACGCCCAACTTGCCGTCAGGCCCGCGGCTCAGCGGCATGATCGCCTCCGGTCCGGCCTCGCCCATCAGCCCGGTGCCGCCGCGCATCGGGAAGGTCACCGGCCCGGTGACAACACCCCCCGTTGCAAAAGGCATCACCCGACCCTGGCTAAAGCTGCCGCCATCAGCAAAAGGCGAGAACGAACCGAACATCGCCGACATGCCCGTGGCCAGCAGCCCCCCCACATGGTTCGCCACCGGCTGCACCGCCGCCTTGTAGGCCGCATTGATCATCGAGGTGGCCACAACCTGCAGCGCGTCCGACAGTTTCATGCCATCAAGGACCACGCCATCTATCGCCCGGCTCACCCCGGCGCTCAGTGTGCGCTCCAGCTTGGCCGCGCTGCCGCCGGTTGCCGAAAACGTCTGGTTGATGCGCTTGAGCTCGGCATCGAACTCCGCAGCCATGGCGACCGCGCCGCCCAGCGATCCGTTCAGCGCGTCAACCTCGCCATCCAGATCGTCGATCATATCCAACTCGCTCATTCCATAGCCCTTTCCTTGGTTTCCGCCCCCTTGTCGGGGAAGGCCGCCATCAACTCGCCCAGCCGCGAACGCCCCATCGGTCGCCCTCCGGCCCCTTCGCCCAGGAGCACCTGCAGTTCCGCCGGGGTCAGCGCCCAGAACTCATCCGGGCTCAGCCCCAGCCCGCGGATCCCCGCGCGCATCAGCGCTGGCCAGTCAAACCCCGGCATCCGCGCTCTCCGGCGTCATGAAGGCCCGCGCCAGAAGCTCCGCTGCCGCCTTCGCCGCCGCCATCGGTCCGCCTTCGATCTCGGCCTGGAGCAGGTCAGACGCCCGCCCCTGCCAGCCGCCACCGCGCAGGCCCGCCACGATCAGCCGCAGCACATCGCGGGTAGAGAAACCTCCGGCCTCGAACCGCTGCACCAGGTCGACGAGGGAGCCGCTTTCGAGGCTCGCCTCCAGTTCCGCCAACGCCCCCAACGTCAGCCGCATCACGCGCCGCTCGCCATCAATGACCAGCGCCACATCCCCCCGCCACGGATTGGCCATCAGGCTGCCGGAGCCGCGATGAACTCAAGCGCACCCGCCGATGCGAGCGAGACCTCATAGGTCGCCTCGCCATTGTGCGAGCCCGCATATTCGATCGACGTCACCTGAAACGCGCCTTCAACCGTGCCGAAGTCGGGAATGATCACCTGAAACTCCGGGGTCTCACCGTCGAAGAAAATCTGCCGCGCGCGCTCATCCGTGCCCGCATCCTTGAAAACGCCAGAGCCGGAAATGTTGGCGCTCTTGACGCCCGCGCCGGCCAGCAACTCACGCCAGCCTCCCTGGCTTTCGAGCGTGGTCACATCGACCTGCTCGGCGTTGAAGCTCACCCGTGTGGCGCGCAGCCCCGCCATTGTCTCGAACAGACCGTCGCCGGTCAGGTCCACCTTGATCAGAAGATCCTTGCCGTTTTGTGCACCCATGATCCTACTCCAGTTGATAAGGGTTGAGAGAGAGGCCCGTGCATGCCACGGGCATTGTTCAGTTTTTCCACGCCTTAAGCCGCGTCATCCTCGACACGCGCCCGAAACGTCAGGTCAATCGAGCGCAGCCCGCCACCGTCGCGTTTCGCCTTCGCCTTTCGGAACCACAGCCCCACAAGCCGGCCCCGGCTGAGGCTCAGATCGGCCCCGTCGAGCGCATCGCTCACCGCGCCTGCCGCTTCCTTCGCGGACTGGAACCCGGCCGCCTCGGTCACCACCGTGACGATGAACTCATGCCAGGCGCCCTGCGCGCAGGTGTCAGAGGCATCGGCCACGGTTTCGGGTCCAAGCGAGACATAAAGCGCGGGCAGAGGGCCGGTCGGCAGGGCGTCATAGACATCGCTGCCCACCAAGGCGGTCAGAGCCGCATCCCCTTGCAATTGCGCATAAACTGCCGTCTGAAGCGCTGCAGACATTGCATAACTCATGGGCTCACCTCCTCTTCGCAATGACACACGAGGTAGAGCCCCCTGGCCTTGTCCTCGGACACTGCTTCGATGTTGAAAACGCGCCCCTGCGCGACAAAACGCTGGCCGGGCTTGGGCCGGTTGGAATGGCCCATCGGCGCGCCGCGCACGGTGATCCGGTAGCGCATCACCGAAACCTCGCCGGTGCCGCCACCTGCCAAGCGCCCGGTGCGCGGCTCCACATGGGCCCAGAGCGTGCCCAGCGCCTGCCAGGCTTCGACAAAGCCCCCGGCCCCATCGGGCGTGCGCTCCGCACTCTCCAGCGTGAGCCGTCTGTTCAGCGACGTGCTCATGCGCCCAGCCCCAGCCGCACCGGACGGTAACGCGCGATCAGGCTGGTCACGCCAAACGGCATGCACCCCTGGCTCAGCGCGGTCTCATCGCGATATTCGTAGTAATGTGCCGCCAGAAGCAGCACCGCCTGCTGCAGATCCGCTGGCAGGTCGGCAAACGCCGGACCATATCCCGCTTCAAAGCGCACCTCTGCTGCGCCCTCCGCCGGAATGGCAGGCAGGCTGCCGCCAAATCCCTTGAGCACCGGCGCAAAGGCATCCTGTTCCAGCCGATAGCGCGCCGGATCCGCCGTGCTGGTCGCGCCATAGGCGTCGATCAGCGTGATATCTGTCACCGCGGCCACCGGCGCAACCGGCAGAGCCTGTGCTGCGCTCTCGCGCCAGGCATTCACCGACATCACAAAGGTCCGCGTGATCAGCGCCTTTGCGCAACGGGCCTCGATCGAAGCCATCGCGGCGCGCAGAAACGATCCCAGAACCGCATCCTGCACATCGTCTTCGGCAAAGCCTGTGCCAAGGCGCAGATGCTGCTTCAGCGCCGCCACCGGCAGTGCCGCCTCAGCGACCTGTGTTTCTTCCACCAAGATCATGTTCTATCTCCAAAGCTTCTCACCCGTCCCCCGGCTCCCGGCTCAGATCGGGCGCGCGCCGCCCACGTCGCAGGGCGGAGGGGGCTGCTGGACAACGCCGGGACGCGCGCCCTCGGAAAGGGCGGACAAACTGCCCGCCCCCCGTCTCATGCGCCCTTAGGCGACACAGCGCAGCAGCTTGATCGCTGCAAAGTCGCTCACGTCACCGCCCACGCGCTTGGTGGCATAGAACAGGACGTGCGGCTTGGCGCTGAACGGATCGCGCAGCACGCGCAGGTCCGGACGCTCGGCGATGGTGTAGCCAGCCTCGAAGTCACCAAAGGCGATCGGGGTGTTGCCCACACCGACGTCCGGCATGTCTTCGGCGATCAGAACCGGGTAGCCGAGCAGACGCGCGGGTTCACCGGCGGCAAAGCCATCGGACCACAGGTGACGGCCATCGGCATCCTTGAGCTTGCGCAGCGCGCCAGCAGTCTTGGAGTTCATCACGAAAGTGGACCCGGCGCGGTATTGCGCACCCAGCGCATAAACCAGCTCGATCAGGGTATCGCCACCGGCGAAATCGGTCGCAACCGAACCTTCAACAAAGCCGATCTGACCCCAGGCCCAGGAGGTGTTCACCACCTGCGTGTGATCGAGAATGCCGCGCGGCTTGTCGACACCGTCACCGTTGATGAACGCACCGGCCTCGGCACGGGCAAACTTCTCGGCGATGCGGCCTGCGAGCCAGCCTTCGACGTCAAACGCACTGTCGTCCAGCAGACGCTGGGACACCTTCGGCATCGCATTCAGCTCATACAGCGGAATGGAGATGCGTTCGATGGTCGGCGTGCCGGTTTCGGTGGTCGAGGAAATCTCTTCCGCCCAGCCCGCGCCGGTGTCGTTCTGATCAATCAGGACGTCAAAGGAAGACGCCTCAACGTTCACAACGCTGGAAATCGCACGGATGGAGGCGGTCGCCGCCAGCGTGGACTTGATGGTTTCCGCGGTCTGCGGGTCAACCAGGTAGCCACCGTCGGAGTTGACAGCCGTGGACATCGCCTTGCCCTCAAGCTCGAGCCCGCGCAGCGCGTCGTCATCGCCGGAGCGCAGGTAGGCGTCAAACGCCTTCTGGTGAGGGGCCTCGACCGGCATAGCGGACGAAAGCGCGGGGCGGCCCATACGGGCGGATTTTTGATCAAGCATGGTCAGTCGCTCTTCCTGTTTGTTCAGCTTCTCTGAAAGGTCGGCCTGGAGGGCCTTGATGTCCCCGATGAGCCCCGCCATCGCGGCGCTCACCCGGGTGACCGGAGACAAGTCTTCCCCGGTCCGAGACTTGGTCTCGGGTGTCGTCATGAGGTTTTCCCCGTGTCTTGAGAGGGCGTGCGTCAGCCGCCCGCCAGGTTACGGCGCATGTCCTCCAGGACGTCCGCCAACTCACGCATGGCCACATCTTCCGAGAGATCATCCCCCTTCGATGCAACCCGCGCACTGGGCAGCATCGGGAAGGTCACAAGCGACACCTCCCAAAGCTCCAGTTCGGTCAAGAGCCGCTGGCCCTTGTCATTCTTTGTCGCCTTCAGCGTGCGATACCCGATCGACAGCCCGTCAATCGCGCCCGCCTCGATCAGCGCCGCCGCCTCGCGGCCTTTCTCGACGCTTTCCAGCAGGCGGCCTTTCACATAAAGACCGCGCTCATCCTCGCGCACCTCGTCCCAGATGCCGATCGGCTGGGCCGGGTCATGCTGCCAGAGCATCTTTACCGCGCGCCCGTCACCGGTCAGCTTCTGCAGGGAGCGCGCATAAGCGCCTTTGGTCACCACGTCACCGCCCTGATCACAGGCACCAAACAGGCTTGCATAGCCTTCGATCCCGGTGCCTTCGACGATTTTCACCTCGTCATCAAAACGGCAGAACTTGTGTTCCAGATCCATCATCTGTCTCCTCGTTTCCCCAATCCGCGCTCACGGAGCCGCGTTCATAAACCCTTGAAAAACCTGCACGAGAATCGCTCCTGCGACGCCGTACACCGTCAGCCACACCCGCCGCTCCAGCCGCTCAAGGATCTTCTCAAGCTGGTCATAGCGGGCGTTCAACGCGTCCATCTGCAATCGGCTGATCCGCTCATGCGCCTCCAGCCGCAGCGCAGGCGCGCAGGCAAAAGGCTCAGCTGTACGCCGCATATCAGTCACCGTCTGTCTCCGGGGTCAGGCTCGGCAGGCCCAGCATCCGGCGCTTTTCTTCCGCCGTCAGGAAATCCGCCGTCGCCACGCGCGACCACTGCGCGTCGCGCTCCGTTGCCAGCGCCGGCACCTGGTCCAGATCCGGCTTGAGTTCGACCGCCTCCCCAACAAATTCGGAAAGCCAGCGTCCCACGCTTGCACTGACCCGCGTCGCCAACGGCAACACCGTCAGGCGGTAGAACGCGCGGTGCGCCTCGGCGTAGTTGGCAAAAGTCGCCTCGCCGGGAATACCCAGCAGCATCGGCGGCACGCCAAAGGCAATCGCAATCTCCCGCGCCGCCGCTTCCTTGGTCTTCTGGAATTCCATATCCGACGGGCTGAAGCCCATGGGTCGCCAGTCAAGCCCGCCTTCCAGCAGCATCGGCCGCCCGGCGTTGCGCGCACCCTGATGGTTCGACTCAAGCTCCGCAGACAGACGCTCGAACTGCTCCGGGCTGAGATGCCCCTGCCCTTCCGCGCCTTTCCAGACAATCGCACCAGAGGGGCGCGCTGCATTGTCGAGCAAACCTTTGCTCCAACGGCTCGCCGCATTGTGCACATCCACCGCCTGCGCCGCCGCTTGCAGCGGGGAGAGACCGTAATGGTCATCCTGCGGATGGAAACTCTTGATATGGCAGATGGGCGAGACGGGCCCGGTCACGTCAAAGCGGTGCTTGCGTGCGCCAACCGCGTATTCATAGGCCACCGGCCAGCCATCAGCCCCCGGCACCAGGCGCATCCGGTCAGAGCGCAGCACGTGCAGCTCGAACGGCACCGCCGCCTCGCCGGAAACCGCCTCGACGTAGCCATCGCCGGACAGCAGCATCTGGCCGTAAAGCGCCTCGAACAGCTCCGCGCGCCCCTGCGCCGGGTTCGGCGCGGTCAGAAGGCTCAGAAGCGGATGCTGGTCATAACGCGTGCCGCTGTCCTGCAAAACCAAGGGCAAGGCGGCTGCCGCTTCGGCAATCAGCTTGACTGCGCGAAACCCGACCGGGTTGCCCGCGAAAGCCTGCTTGGTGAGCGAAACCGTGTCGCGCGGCGACCAGGCCACGCGGCCCGAGGTCATATGCGCCACAACCGGGCCCGTCGCCGAGGCCTTTGCCTCAGGGGCCGCGCCCTCCGCCGCTTTGCCGCTCCGCCGCAGAAAATCGAATACCATCGCTTGCGCTCCTTTATCGCCCGCAGCCCATCACCCGGAAGCGCTGTCTCGCGCCCCGGCGACCTGTCTGCCGCATCCTTGGATCAGTCTTCCGGGGTGGCCCCCGTCGCCTTCGAAAAACAACCTATGAAGCGTGAGTTAACAGAGCTTCACACCACCGTACGGTACTGTTTTCCATCAAAATCAATACATTACACTTCCGACTACCGAGGTCTTAACAAAGAACCCGGTGCGGTTTCCCCAAACGAATCCAGCCGTCGCCCTCACAGGGCCCGCGCCCGGGGCACCATGTCCCCCTGCCGCTCCAGCATCAGCTCCTGGATCGCCCAGACAAGCGCATCCACCCGGTCCGGGCTGCCCTGTCCCTGATAGCCGCCATTGGTCATCCGGCACATCTGCTGCTCAAGCTGCTCCAACCCACGCTGATGCTTGACTTTGCCCTGCTCGTACAGAGCCGCCACCGGCTCGGCCCTTGCCGATTTGCCCCGCGTTGCGTGCACGGATTTGACCGGCAACATCGGATCAACCGTCTGCAGAACCGATGTCACCATCGCGCCGCCCTGATTGACCTCCGCCACCACGCGGTCCGCCTCCCAACGCGCCGCCGCATCACACACCGCCGTCGCCCAGCCCGTCGGCCCAAGCCCCTGCACGCTGGCATCTTCCAGCACATAGGCGCGCCATTCTTCCGGCCGGCCCGACATTTCCACGCCGGCCACAACAATCCCGCAGGCGTCCGATGTCTTGCCATCCCCCGCAGGCGGATCGACGGCTACCACGATCCGGCTCAGCTCTGGCAAACGGCCTGCCCGCGACGCGTCCAATCCTTCCATGGTCCACAAAGCCCCGTCGACCTCATCAACCAAAATCCCGTCCAGTTCCTGCATTCCCATTTGCGTTCCCGCATACCGCGCCCGTACTTCGCGCAGAAAGCTGTCCGCCAGATGCGCCCGGTTCGCTTCCGTCGGCGCATGGGTGCTCACGCTCGACGGCAGCTCCAAAAGCTCCTTCAGCACCTCCACATTCCGCGGCGTCGTCGTCACGCAGGCGCGCGGATCATCCCCAAGCCGCAATCCGAACTGCAGCATGTCCCAGGTCTCGCGTGCCTTCGGCCATTTCGCCAGTTCATCCGCCCAGGCCCCGTCAAACTGCGGCCCGCGCAGGCTCTCGGGGTTAAACGCGGAAAACGCCATGGCCTCGGCCCCGTTGGGCCAAACCAGACATTGCCGACCAGAGACCCACTTCGGCATGCGGTCCGGCGGCGAGCAGGCCAGAATCCCGCTGTCGCCAAAAATCATCACTTCACGCACCTGATCCAGCGTCTCGCCCACAAGCGCCAGCCGCTTGCAGCGTCCCGGATCCATCGGCCGCGGTCCTTCGACCATCGAGCGCACCCATTCCGAACCCGCCCGCGTCTTGCCCGCACCGCGCCCGCCCAGGATCACCCAGGTCCGCCAGTCGCCCTCGGGCGGGAGCTGATGCTCATGCGCCCAGAACTCAAAGAGAAAGGGGAGCGCAAGGCGCTCCCCATCCGTCAT